AATACATTAAGAGATTGTGATTGGTCAATGTATTGTTGTCTGTCTGATGCGTGTTCTATAACCCACCGCTGATCTATTTCCATAGCTGTTTTAAATATGTCTTTCTCCTCAGATGACAGACATCTAAGATGCTGCACAGAACCATCATTAGCTATGATACTAGACCATATACGATCATAATTTAACTTAGTATCTTTTTTACATTTAGTCTTAATAATCTTGTCTAAGAACTTGTTTTTATTTAAGAAAGATCCACTAAGAGTATCTTGTCTATAAGCGTTAGCCCTCCAAGGTTCTATTGATGGAGAAGTATTACCCATGATAATAGAGCTAGAAGCATTAGGTGCAATAGCCATAACATGACTACATCTTAGTCCTGTACCTATAGCATCAGGAGCTTCACCTCGCACTAAAGCTAAACTTCTATTAGCTTGATCTAAGCCTTCTCTAATATGTTTAAACATTCTAATATTATGAGACTTAGCTAATGCACAATCAAAGGGGATACCTTTGCTCTGTAGATATGCGTGAAATCCAAGTGCTCCCACCCCGACACTGCGCTCTCGTTCCGCACTATAACGAGCACGACGAATAGTATCAGGAGAGTTAAGTATAAAATTTTCCAAAACATTATCTAACATCTCCAGAGTATCTGATAAAAACATTTTATCCTTTGACCACTCATCAAAGTATTCTAGATTAACAGAAGATAGGCAACATACAGCAGTTCTGCTTTCTGATGTAGGAAGAATAATTTCTGAACAAAGATTAGATTGATTTACTTTTAAACCTTTTTGTTTTAACCATGATGGCATTTCAGCATTAGATTTATCTATAAAATGTAAATAAGGTTCTCCTGTTTGCATACGCATCTCTAGAATACGTTGCCATAGTTCTTTAGCAGATACTACATCACATACTTTTTTACTATGTGGATCAATTAAATCCCAACTATCATCAGCAAATGGATTAATCATACAGTGTTCAAGTACACCCATAAATTCATCTGATATATTAATACCATGATGCATATTAAGACAGCGAAAGTTTTGATCACCAGTAGGTTTTCTCATCTCAAGAAACATTAGTATATCTGGGTGTGATATATCTAAATATGCTGCATAAGATCCTCGTCTTGTCCTACCTTGTTTATAAGCTAGACTAGAAGAGTCATACATTTTTAAATGTGGCATAACTCCTGTAGATTTATCATCACTGGAACGTATACCAAAACCTATACCTACTCCTCCTCCAAACATGCTTAACCAGTTAGTTTCTGATAAATTATTAACTAACCCTTCGGCACTATCATGAATATAGTTAAGATAACAACTAATGGGAAGACCACGCCTAGAACGCCCATATGATAATATAGGAGTAGAATAAGATAACCAGTGCTTTGAAGAATATTCATAAAGCCTCTGAGCATGTTCTTTATTAGAGCTAAAAGATCTAGATACATAAGCAAACCTTTCTTGAGGAGATAATTCATGATCCATCATGTAAGATTCTTTAAGTCTAGCTATACCTAACTTATCAAATAAGTTATCTCTATCAGGAGATATATTAATTGTTTCATTATATTTAATCATCGTAATACAATTCTAAAATAAGTTCAGCATAGTGAATAACTTTTTCTATATCGGCACGACCTTCTCCTTTTTGTCTGTGCCTTGTAGTATATTTAATAATATTACCTTCTAAAAAATTTAAATTATTTTTTACAATATATTCAACAGGTTGTATTTCACAGTCTTTATAATGATCTCCTCCTATTTGTTTATCTAAATAAGATAAAGGAGGTTTAAACATTTCTAGTGTTGAATTATAATTAGGTTGGGTTCTTTCTTCTATTTCTTTTTGTTCACGTAATTTATTTTTAATCCAAGTATCTCTATCTTCATAAGTCATGCCATTATCCTAAGTATAGTATTTCTTAGTTCATCTTTTTCATTTGAGTTAATTACATATGATGCAAACTGTCGCACATTTTTAGGTTCTAATCCAGCATTATCACATATAAACTCAAAGTTTTTACATGTTACACCTATTGATGCGCAAAACCAAGCTATAGCTTCTTTTTTTTCTTTACAAAAGTTATCTTTACTAGCATCTAATACTGCTTGAAAAATTACAGATATGTATAAAGCTTTATCAGGATTAGATTTAAAATTAATTAATAGTTTTTTTATTTCATTATTCTTCATATTCTTGCACAGGTCTATAAAATTTACCACCTACATACTTATTATAAAATGCAGGTTCATCAGTTCCTTCTATTGTTGTTGCTAATACATTATATTTCATTTGATAATATAGCTCATAATATTTTAAACTTCTTTTATTTTTAAACTCTGCAATAATTTCAAATTTAAAATTTCTTTTACCTACTTTTTTAATGTCTTCATTTAATGAACTAGAAGAACCTGTATAAGATTTCCAATTACTTTGCCTTTTCTTTTTTTGTTTGCTGTAATGCCAGTATTGTTTACAACCTATATACCTTTTTTTTGTTTTAATATTTGTTATCATATAAACAAAACCAAACATAGTATATATGTCTGGTTTTTTATCCCACTTCCAATGTGATCTTTTCATTAATTTAAATATACTTCTTGTACATCTGGTGTTTTAACTACTTGTGTTAAGTATCTGTTTCCATTAGAATATTTAAATACTCTTAATCCTTTTCCTTCATTAGATTCAGACCAACATTTCTCTTTAAATTTACAATAAACACATCCTATTGCTAATTTTCTATTACCACTTTTACCATCCTCTATATCTGAATAGCATTTAGCAGGAGGTGTTTTAGTTTTAATTAATGTTTTAAGTTCTTTAATACGTCTAGTAGCATTAATCATTTCCATCTGATGAATAGGTGTTAAACATATTTCACCAGTAGATTTATCTATTACTAAAAAAGCAGCTTCATCTAAACCATTTGCTTCCGCATATGCTGATATCTGAGCTATATATCCAAAAGGATCGTCACTGACTAACGTATTCTTTTTAAATTTTTCAAAACTTCTACCTGAAGCAGATTTACAATCTACTAAAACATTATCAATAATAGCATCTTGGTGTCCTAAAACACCTTCTAGTTTAACTTCTTTTTGTTGAGCTTCTACTTTGTGTTCTGCTATTTTTGCAAACAAAAGTAAAAGCTCTTCCAAAATATATCCGTATAAGAATCGTATTCTTAGACTTGGTGGTAAATTTTCTTCTGTTGTTTCAGAATTAATTTCATACCAAACTTGTCTATTAGGTTTACCTATACCAGATAATCTTAGCCCACTTGAACTAGATGGACGTTCATATAAAAAATCTTTAACATGTAACTTTAACATATTGCCAAAGTTATCTATTAAAGAATCTACTTCTTGTGCAGGTTTATTAATAGGTTTTAAAGTAAACAAATCATAAATATCATCGACTAATGTATTAATTTTTTTCATTACTATAATGTAAGAGAGTGCCTAATTAAAGACACTCTCTACACCTTACTTAGGGTTCAAAAGGGATATCATTACTATTGCTATCATATCCTTCAGATACTACTTGAAAATCATCGTTGTTATATTTAACAAGATTAACAACTTGTACTCCTTGTAGATAACCTTTTACACCTCCACCATATTGAGTGTAGGCTTTAGGATAATAACTAGCATTTACCTTAGATCCATTACCAATTAATTGATCAGGAGGAAATGGATTACGTTTACCATCTTCTACTCTCATTGGTCTATGAGATCCTTCTTTAGTTCTTGCATACTGTTTAAGAGTTACAAAATCTCCTCTATCATCGTTTTTATTTTTAATAGTTAAGCCATCTGCTTTTGCAATCTCTTTATTAATTGTATCAAGATTACAAATTTCAATAGACCATTCACCTTCAGGATTCCATTTTGTATTAGGGGTAATAACATGCGCCCAATAAGCTTCACCTTGAATTACTGACATTATATTTTCTCCTTTGAAAATTTCACTATTACAATTTTACTTTACACTTTTACAAATTAAATGTCAATGTGTTTCTGCCCAGTTGTTTCCAACTTTATAATCACAGTCTAACTCACATTTAACATCTAATACATCCTGTGTTATGTTAATAGCTTCTTTTACTATTTTACAGAACATAGGAATATCATTNTTCACAACTTCAAATTGATATTCATCGTGAACAGATGCTACTAGTTTAGCATCCAGATTATGTTTGTCAACCTTTTTAACAATTTCAATTAACCATTGTTTACAAATAATAGCTCCTGCACTTTGTAATAAAGTATTTAAAGCAGCATGAGGATGTCTTATATGTAAATATCTACCATCTAATCCTAGAATTTTTTGTTTACTATTAGCTTCTTTAAATGTTTTTTCTCTTAGTTCATTTAATTTAGGTAAACTATCTAAGAATTTATTAATAACACTATTTGCTTTAGCTATATTTGAGTTTAATATTTTAGCTATCTTTGCTGGACCTGCACCATATAAAAATGCATAAATAAAAGTCTTAGCCTCATCTCTTGTTTCAAGTCCTGCTGCATGTTGATTAGCTGTATGTATATCTCCACTAAGTAATTCATTTGTAAAATCAATATCATTCATATAATGAGCCAAGCATCTTAGTTCAAGTCCACTTGCATCTACACCTACAAGTTTATGTGTTTTAGTATTATCAACTGTCCATAGTCTACGACACTCTTTACCATAAGGTGAATATACTGCTGGTACTTGAGCCATATTAGGAGATGAATGCGCCATTCTTCCTGTAACAGTTTGTAGCGTCATTACTTTACCATGAACTCTGTTATTATCTTTACATTCTTTTATCCAAGATTTTA